ACCTATCAATTTATTAGAGAGGGCATGACTATGACTATAAGTCAAGGTCTAAAAGATGACCTGTGTCAAAAGCTGAGGTTAGTTGGTCTTACGAGGAGCGAAACATTGCCGATCGTAGATAACTTAACACGTCAGGTCAAGTGTGAAGGTCCGGAAAACGTTGTGAAACGTCTTAAAACCTTGAAGCAAGCCGCCGTTAACAAACTTAGCGGAAACCCTTGGCAGCTCCCTTGGATAGCCAATAGGAATAACACCCCTAAAGGTCCTTGGAAGAGAGTCTGGGCTAAACTTGATGCTTCATCACACAAACACCGTGTACGAGCTTTCAACGCAATGATGGTTTATGCTTCACTAGTGTTACCTAAGAAAGCATGTCCAACATTGTCTCAGGAACTAAAGTTTCTGGGCAGTGTACGACAGCCCGATTGTGTTGCAAAACGCAAGGAGGAGAACGCTTCTGCCTTAGTGCAAACTAAGGAGTTCAGAGACGTTGTTATTGAGCTTCGCAACCTCACTAATAATGTTCACCACATTCAGAATTACCCAGATGTGGTGGTGTTCTGCCAACAAAGGTTAGGAACTGATGAGATAGGGATCCACAAGACTGAAAAGTTGATATGGTACTTCCTATCCAGCGAAGCGGGCCAACATTTCCAAGCATTTCCGGAAGTCAAGGCTGCTTTAGGAGTAACCGGTGACGATTACTTCGAACTTACGCACCCGTGGAACGGTGCGCATCGCGACTGGACATCTAAGCGTCTCCCTCTGGACGATGAAATACTCGGTACAGTGGGGTTCACTCATGAGCCTGGTCTCAAGTTCCGTGCTTTCGCTTCACCCAACCGGGTGTTGCAAGCCGCATTAGAACCAATGAAACATACTTTGCTCGAGATGCTGCGTCAATGTGAGTGGGATGCTACCCACGATCAACACAAAGCAATCGTTGAGGTCCAGAAATGGATCACTGATGGGAAGACATGTTACTCTGTCGACTTATCAGATGCGACCAACAATTTCCCGTTAGGGGTACAACTTAATGTGCTCCAGGGGCTTAATAAGTTTCCTGATTCGACCCTTACGTTGTTCCGGGATGTTTGCCGGATGGCGTATCGAACCGCATGGGAACCCCGGGATGGTAACCGGGTGGTCACATGGAACGTGGGCCAACCCTTAGGGGCTGGTCCTAGTTTCATGTCGTTCGCATTGGCACACTACTGTATAGCTCGAATTGCTGAGCGAAGAGTAGGGATCGATGAACCAGGTTCAACCTTTCGAATCCTGGGTGATGATTTTATTACCAATCATCCGGGGGTCCATACAGAGTATCGTAGGATCCTTGCGTTCCTTGAGTGTCCAATCTCCGAGTCAAAGTGTCTTGTCAGCCGTGAGGCTGGGGAGTTTGCTGGGAAACTGGTAACCTCCAACGGAGTGTATGGTGGTTTCAAGTATCGGGATGTGTCTGACTTGAGCTTCTTGTCCATTGTCCAGAGCATCGGACCACAGGCAATAAGTCCATTAATCCTGTCAAAGGATCAGATCCAGTACTGCAATCTCGTAAGAGAGATCCCTGAACCTTGGGGATTGGGTTTCAACCCGAAAGGGCGACCCTTGAAGGACCGGTATGAGGAATACCTACATTTCGTAGATAAGATGTCATTGGAACCTTCACAAAGTGTTGCAAGCGTGGCGGAATTCCATCACCGTCAACACGCATTCTCACACCACATGTTTTGGAGAGATCCAAGATTTGGTGTGTCTGCGTGGCGACAGGATAGTGTGGAGTGTGTAAGGCCCTCCAAGCCGATAAGCCCCCTTTCTGTGTTGGAAAACATCCGTCATGAAGAGTTAGTGCCGGTCACCATAACATCAGGTGACCCCCGAGAAAATCCTCTAGTGAAGAACATCTCAAAAGTGGTGTCTGCTGTTTCTTATGCAGAATCTCGTATGGCATCAACAATCAATGCTGTAGATGTAGGAAGTCTTTCGCCTACTCCTGTTACGGAGGGCGAGACAAATGATCAAGACTCAAGGCTGCAACTGTTCACCCTTAGAGAAATCGAAAGGATACACGAGTTAGGCCCTGCCATTGTTCTACAACTCTGGAATCAAGCCAAAGTGGCTGTTAACCACTCCACGCTTGACGACGAGAAGTCGTCCAACA